ACGCCTCCATAATCTCCATTTGTATTTGACTCAGCAACACCACCATTTACGGTTCCTGCTGCTTGACCTGCTGGACCCACACTTCCTGTCGGCCCAATCGGACCTGTTGGCCCAGGAGGTCCACCAGGATCACCTGTCGGGCCAATCGGCCCCGTCGGTCCTGTTGGACCGCTAGGCCCAAGGGGACCAACAATGCTGAAACCTGGGGGCCACACACCATTGGCTTTAGGCCCAAAGAAATAGTTACTGTTCGTATTTATGTAATAATCCCCATCAACACCAGTAACACCTTGTGGATCACCTATCCCAGCAAGAATTGTTGCACCATTAGGACCTGTTGGGCCAGTTGGCCCTTGTGGTCCAGCGGCTCCTGCAGGGCCAGGACCGCCAGCAGTACCAGCTTGAGATATGACTTGCCAGTAAGTGCTACCTGAAGTTGGAGTTTGGTTCGAGTGTGCTGTTCTTGCAACATATGAAGCGCCACTGTATTCAACAAGGTCGCCTACTGAATAGGAGGTGCCAGAGGACCACGTTCCCTGATAACGGAAACCGTCAGCATAGGAAATAAGGTTTGTGCCTCTTCCTACGTCACTGGTATACGTGGTTCCTGTGGACATTATTCAAGCGCCCCTAACCGCTTGTCGATGTCTTGCACTGCTTTAACTAGCATCGCAAGCATCGACTTTTCTTTGTAAACAATCGGATCGCCATAAGGGTCATACATAGTTGTGTCTGGTGCAGCTTCATGTACTTCTTCAGCAATAAACCCTGGCTCTGGAGTTTGTGTCTCGTAGTCCATTCCAGAATTTGTTGATACTTCTTCATTCCAACGGAACGTACGAGGCTTTAATGCCCGTAGCTTTGTCCAGTTTTCTTCAACGTCTATGTCTTGAACGTCTTCTTTGAAACGTATCGAAGAAGACGAAATCCCTAACTGTTGAGAATGCACCGTGTTGGGACTTGCGCCTGCTTGACCTGTTGCGATAACCGCTTGAGTGCCACTTAGAGTCGGCCACCCATCGTAACCACTAGCGTTGGGCTGTGTCGTGCCAGGGTATGTGTTCGGGTCCCCAGTTGGGGCAACAACTGTTCTCATGTCCAAGTTGCTACCCGAACGTATAAATTGGATATGGCGAAGATCGTTGTGACCGAGCGCTAAACCAGCGTTACCAAGTCCGTCTAAATTGTCGTGCCATTCAATGTAATCTTGAAGCGAGTAATCGTTTCCTAAATAAATTTTCGCAAAGTCATAGCTACTTTGCACACGCAATTCCCCACCGCAATCAATATTCGCTCCAACATTCAACCACTGGCAGTCAATACGGGTACCTTCACCATCTTCGTAATCTTGCGAAGTTCCAGGGTTGCTTTCGTTTTTGCTTGTGTAGCCAATAATGTCGCCACGGATCGCCATTGATCCGTTGATAACTAAACGATATTCGGAAGCAGGGCGACCGTTAAACGGCCCTGTGTACCCTTCCCCAGCACGACGAGAGTACACCGAATAACGGTGACTCTCAGACAAATAATTGCCAGCATAAGCACCGCTGGCTATATCTGAACCATAAGAAAGCTGGGCTTGGTTATTGCCAGGACCAGTGCTTGTCCAGTTTGCTCGATAGTTCAAATCTTTAAGAAACTGCCCAGCAGTCTCACCAGTAATATTGACCCCAGTCCCTAAACCAATGACATCATGTTGATCGCCACTCAAATAGAAAGAAGAAGTAGAAGAACCTAAAGTGATATTTCCCGTCGCTGAAGGATTATTTTCCTCCAACAAACCTGGATAGTTAATCAAATCATTCGGATTACCATTAATATAATTTTTTAGATAATTCCAGTTCTCCTGATGGTCGTCCGCTTTAATAGCAGCACCAGCCACAGCATTCACGGGGTAATTAAAAGTAGCCATTAACGCAACCTTCTTTGGAGGTAAGTAAATGCCATGGCGTTCACTTCCCAAGCCTCATCATTACTTGTAGGACCATTGATCTTCATTTGTATAGCCTTAGCTGTCCCAAGTGTCGGTAAACGCTCAATGTTCGTAACATCAGTATTTGGTTGACCAGCCCAAGTGCTTGTATCCCAAACCCCTGTACCACTTGTCCCCGAGGAATTTACCCAAGTCGCAGGAGAAGTAGTTTCTGTCTGAACACCAAAAAGCATCGACTTTTTGGAACTAGAACTGTCATAATCGGTGTACAACAAAGCTTCTAAAGCAACTGTGTTATCAGAACTCACAACAATTCTTGGTTTCCCCCAGCGTTTCCGCACAATAGCGTTGCCACCCACAAGCCAACTCGAAGTGTAAGAACTGTCTATATGGGAAGAACTGCTACCGTAAAAATCTGATTCTAAATTTTGTTCAAGATGAATAACTCGACCTGTGTTCGTATCACATGCAGCCAAAAGGTCTTGTTGAGCATTTGGCGGAGCAAATGTCAACAAAGCATTTGCATCTATGTCTGTCATTGTCCAAGCCCCACCAGCACCTAGGGTCGGGTCAAAGACCAACACTCTACGCCTAGGGTTATTCCCACTTGTTTCATCCCAATCAACTGAGACATACAAACGGTTCTTAAACCAAGCAAGCTGCGGTGGTTTATTGAATTGCAATCTTCCATCGTCAATAGCAGGCATGAGCTTGTCGAACACCGAAACAAACCGTTCCCCGTTATACATCCATACGCCTTGACGGTCATACCAGAAGAACACTCCGTAAGGAGTAGAAACTGGAGATGACATTGAAATTGACCCAACATCTTGAGTCAAAGCAACCATCTGGAAAGACTGGGCGCTACTGCCGTACAAAGCGTGAACGCTATTTGTTTTGAAAACAAGCAACCTGTCGGCAAACGGCACAAGACCAGATAGTTCATCGCCTCGTTCGCCTACATTTACGTCGATGTAGTCATAGTCAAACCATGTTTCTGGATCATCTAATTTCGACCACCGAACACGGTTAGCGTTTTCGACACCGCCTTCTTTCGTGTGCGCTACCCACGCAAAGTTATTCCAATGGCAGGTGTACTTAGCCACAGGGTAGTTTCCCGATGAACCATTCAAGTTCGCTGCAAGGTTTGAAGCAGTCGTGCCGTCGTAAACAAAAGATGGAGCATCCCCAGAAACTCCATAAAACTTTGAATTAGTTGTTTGCCCGTACAAACGATCACCGTTTGTTACCGATACACCTGAAAGTGCAGTGAAATTATTTGTTTCGGACTCAGATACAGTAGTCCCATGTGAACAGATAACTCTTGCGGTACCCCCATCGGGAGTAAATTGGCAAATGCCAGTCACATTTTCGTTTAACGCCGTTGCATTACGTGCGTTTACACCAAGACGCATTTTGATGCCGCCCCGAGGGTCAACATCAACATTTAACATCGCAGGACTTTCCGAAGGCGCAAGATTGAACTGGTCAGAACGCAAGTTCAGACCACCACTAAAATCTTGAAGCATTTCCAACTTAAAGCCAGGACGTGCCATCTGCTACTCCCAGGAATACCTAAGACGGTTTGGCAAATAGCTATTAGATAACCAACGCGAAGTTACCCGAGAGTTCATTACCAAAGGTTGAGGAGCAGGAGCATCAAGATATCTAGCTCGAAGGTTGTCAAGTTCTCTGATAAAGGTATTCAAATAAGTAACAGCCATTTCAGGATCTTCTTGCTGGTCGTATGCACGACTAATCCCATATGTAGCTATAACAACATGAAACGGTTCAGGAAAATCAACAGGAGAAGTCCCATCGACACTCCCCACCCCAAACGAAGTGGGATTCTTGTATCCACGCACATAAATTGTGTCTGTTCCCGACGGTGTTGGGTACAAACGTGCGCTATCAGCCCAAAAACTCCAATAGTAAGGTTGCCCATTTCCTGCGGTATCCAAAGGATAAACCTTGTCCGCTTCATCTCTACCTAGCAGCGTAAAGATATGGTCATCATTACGCAGCGAATGTATTTCTCTTAAACCCACATTGGAAGCAGGAACAGCGTTATTTTGCACATTCGCCCCAATGGTCGAAAGAGCATAATCTTTAGTTCCTGCACTTGTTGTAAAAGTTGTTTCAGCCTCATACCAAGGCCAGCGTTTCTCGCTGTAAACAACTTGGTCGTAGCCTTCACCAAGGAAACGGTTCAAAGTCTCATCCGAGATATCGCTGCTGTCAATTTCGACAACAGATCGAATGTATGACCTCATGTCCTCAATGTTCACGCCTACTCCTTATGGAAAGTACAAAGACTTTCTCCCTCAGCAGGACGAGCTTTGCACTGAGCACCGCTCTTGGTGGTAGCTACGCACTGGTTTTTAACTGTTTCCCAGGTTTCCATGTCGTGATTCAAGGGACGAACATTTCTTTTTCCGAAATAATCGGAACGAGGTATTTCTTGACGGTGACCCTCCGCAGGAGGAGTCCCGTAAAGTCGAGTGTTTTGTCCGTAAGCGATTTGTATTTCTCTACCCATGAATCCTCAGAACTTTTGGGAGGGGCAGGGACCAAAGCCCCCACCCCTCCATGTTTATACGGCTATCAGGTGATGCCGTAAAGCATACCCTGACGAGAACGGTTGCTCGTCGTAAGGTTGCCGTAACAGAGGATCTGTGAGTACACAGCATCCAAGTTGTTTGGACGTACAAACGGAGTTGCTTTGAACCACACCTCTGAATGCCGTACAAGTTGGAGATACTTAGTGTTCAAGAAGAAGATTTTTCCATCCAGGTGGTTTGGTTGGTTATCAAACGTCACTGGAGCACCCTTGAACATAAGGTTCTGGAACCCTGCATCTGCCATGTCGGTATCGGTGTACCGAATATTTGCTGTCAAACTTGCTTCATAGGCTTCATAAACAGCTTGCGATGCAATCATAATCGTGGGCTGGTCATTACCTACTGAGCAGTTGTTGTAAACAGTAGCCATTGAAGCTGTTGTCAACGCTCCTGCCTCATCGGTTAGCTGTGAACGCCACCATGAGTTATCAGAGTCGGATGCGTCAATGCCGCCAACAGTCATGCCTGTCCCAACGAGTTCGTTGAGGCCGTGCATGTCTTTTTGGCCGTTGCCTTGACCATCTTCGTAGAACATTTTGTTGAGGTTCTCGATAATTGTTTCCTGTGTTTGGAAAATCTTGCCTTCCAACAGGTCAATTATTTGAGCCTCACCATTGTTCTTGGCTTCTTCTATACCACTGATCGTTACAGTAGCCGCATACTGTTTCCAGTCATACTCGGCTGCTGAAATGCCGTCTTGAGCAGCAATGTCAATAGTGTCAGTTCCAGCGTACGAACCAGCGGTTGAGTTTGTTCCATAAATCAACGGGACAACAATTTTAGCGCCACCAGACACTGTTCTCATCGTTGAACCATTGGTCAACGCATAGAAAAGTGGGCGAGCACTGAAAATATTATCCTGCAATTTAGGAATATAGTTATTGAGCGTGGTGCTCAATATTTGATCGAAATTGGCGTTTCCTGCAGCCATTTTGATTTGCTCCTAAAAGGTTAAGTGCTTAATTGTTCCTTTGCCTGAGCGAATGCTTCTCGGATACTAGAAGGACGTGATGTTGGCTTGGAATCGGTTCCCGTTTGGGTTGACCCCCCAGGCTCAATTACCGCTGCTTCCCGTTTCTTAGAAACAATTTCTTGTTCCTTAGATAGTTTGTCAGCAGTATTTTTCACATCATTGAACTGCCAATGCGTGTAAGCAGCTTCAAGATTTGGAATCTTGTGCTTCAACGCATGATTTAGCAATTCTCGGCTATCAAATTCTCCGTAATGTTCTTGTAGTTCCAATACTTGTCGCTCTATGGCTTCCTGTCGTTGACGACTTTCAGACTGAGCAAGTCTCTGTTCTAAAGCTGCAATCCTTTGAGCAGAAGGGTCTTCTTCTTGCCAATCGTAATCTTCGTTGGCAGAATTAGATTTTCCTCCAAGCTCTAATCCGAAGGATTGAGCCAAAGTTCCGAGTGTTCCCTCTGGATCACTTTCCAAAGCGTAAACTATTTGTTCGGCCTGACGTAATCGCTCACGTTCAGCGGCCACCTCTTGAGTCTTTCGGGTATAATCCGAATGTCTCTGATAGCCGTTTTGAAGTTCTTCGAGACTGACCTGTTGCTCTTCGCCATCAATCTTGATGGTGTAAAGCTCACCAGGTTCCTCTGAAACTTCCATAGAAAGTTCATCAGGGTAATCCACATCCATGGATTCCGTTTCAACTTCATTTTCTTGAGGCACTAGCCCCTCCTAGGAGTTCTCTGGGAGATTGTTCCTAATAACTATAGAGGAGTGTCCCACTATAAAGAGGGAAGATCAAGCCCCATTTGGTTTTGAAGCTGCAAAAGAAGCTCTGGAGGTATGCCACCAGTGGGCGCAAACGCACCACTTTGGCCTTCTGGCATAGGAACGCCCCCTAAACCAGCTTGTGGAGGAACTCCACTTTCTGCAGGTGCTCCCTCTTCGGGAGCGGCTGGTTGAGCGTTCATAATAAATTTTTGTGGATCTTTGATACCGAAACCATTTTCCAAAACGTGAATGGCTAAAGCAGCAGGATCAATAACTGTACCCACCAACGGACCAATAGCATTCATCAAAGAAATAGCTTGTTGTTTGCGGATCGTGTCGTTCATCGGTTGCGTAGAACCAGCCTGAACAGAGAAATCGAATTCCCCGATTATGTCATCCCGACTATACGGAACAAATAAATCTTGCCCAGAAACACTGGTAACCCTAGCCACTTGCTCACCCGTCATAAACTCCTGCATGAGTTGTATGACTCGTCTAGCCACCTGAGAAATACAGATCTCTACAATGGCTAACTTATCGGCAGCACGAGCGTTTTGTGCATCAGCGATGATGCTTGCTTCAGTAGCAGTACGCCGTATTTCGGGCATTGCTCCACGGGCGTACTCAGAAATACCTGAAACCGTATTGATATCATCTTCGATAATCGCTGAATAGTTGTATATTTCAGGAGCTATAGGAACCTGAGGCATTGGGACAACCACTTCTGATAGTGGTTTATTCTCGTCCACGACAGGAACCATTCGCCCATCGTCCTCTGATTCGAGGGCTTCCCGACCTTCGGGACCAAAGGAACGCTCATGGTATAACCATTTGCGTGCATAGCGTTTCCTGTCGTTCATCAACTGAGAACGAGTTTTATCGAGTTCTAACTGGAGACTTTCAATGCTTTCCAAGTCACCTATTGGGTAGAACTGGTCTGGAACGTCATAGTTCCTGAGCATAACGAAAGGTTGACCGTATGCGTATGGCATCGTTACAGGGTCAATCAGAAATTCGTCAGCATCTTCAGCGTAAACGGAAAGCGTATTCTCTTTCACGTCGTAGTATTCCCAAATAACAACCTGTTCTGGAAGATATTCAGTCTTATCTTCTGTTTCGCTTTTTTCTAAATCAGGAACATAGTTGTTCGACAGCCGTTTTCTAGCAGAAGGCTTATAACGGTTATCGTTTTTGGCCTCTTCGAGAGGTCTTACAATCCGTTGTGCAACCCAAGAAGCTTCATTCAAAGTTGTTGCTTGTGGGTCAACAAAAACATCGAAGGGGGAGATCCTTTCCACGAACGGTTGATCTTCCACTACCCTCATAATTGTTTGAGGAATGTTGGCGTAAATTTCTTCGTCCGTGGGAAGGTCCCCTGCTAACTCAGGGCTAGCTGCGGCAAATTGACCTATTTCATCGAAAGCCCGATCTATAAGGTCTTCTCGTTCAATCTCAGTAACTAACTGAGACTGTTCCAGAAATTTCCAACCAACTTTCAACCAACCGTGACCAAAGATAAGAAAATCTTTTACAGCGTGACGGAAAGGGTCCCGAAAGTTATGGTGTTTCCACAAGTAATTAACTATTGCTTCAACGAAAGTCGCCCTATCGGTGTTTTCTTCCGTAGTTGCCTGAACCACTATTTTGGGATAATTAACAGCAACACTGGGAGCGATCACGTTTACAGTGGAAAACGCTAAATTAACAGCAATTAGGTCTTGCTGATTAGAAGTAGTAGAAGGCCAATGTTTGCCTCTGTACAAGTCAATCAGTCGTCGCCACGTAATTTCATAATTCTGCTGATTACGCCATTTCTTGCATTTGTCAACTCGTTCTGTGTAATCAGACAGGAGTTCTTGACGAGACTTCTTAGCCATTAAAACTGAGCTTTCTGTGGAAGTTTCTCTATGTTACGTCCTTGAGACTTCGCTTCTGCGAACACCTTGGCTTCACGTTCACGATTAGTTAAGCCCTGTTCGTCACGGGGAAGGGTTGATTGATACCCTTGCCCCGTGGAAACAGTGATTGACTTTAGGCGCAATCGGCGTTCGTAGAGTTCTTTAAGCTCTGCGAGAGGGACTTGGCCCCGTCGTTCTAAAACGTACGCAGTGAACTCTTCAAAGCTGGCCTCATCTGGGAGGACAGCCATATGTTAGCCAGCTTCAGAACCGCGGAAGTTTGGTTGTGTTGCCGCTGGTTCAACTTTGCCAGTTGTACCGTGCTGGTTCTTTGGCGTCATCCGCTCAGAAACTTGACCATAATCACCAGTCATGCCTGCATACCTACCTGCAGTCATGCGCTGTTTCGGTGATTGAGCACCACCAGGTTCCCAAATCGGGTTAGCAGAAACAGATCCGCCACGTTCCATTTTGGCATTAGCGCCGTCGCCTTTGCCATCTACACTACGAGTCCCATTCGTATGGGAAACAAATTTAGAAGCCATTAAAGGTTTCCTCCAAAATTGACATGTCTATAGAAAGGTTAGCGTGTCCCACGAATAGTGCTAGCACCTATTCTCATGCTTGGACCTTCAGGCTCCCCTATCGCTAAACGAGCAAACCAGTCCACAGTCCAATAATCATTAACTTCAGGCGCATACTCTGGTTCGTAAGCATACTTTCTCATTTGATTAGCTAACGCTAAAGCCATAACACGGTCATCGTACGGAGAGCCATTCATGCTTCCCCTATCGTTTCGCACAAAAGTTCGCAACTCAGCCAACGTGTGGCGATCACGAATAATTAGCTCTTCGTTTCTCAACGCAGAACTCAAATCGTCAATCATCAAAGGCTTCGACGTACGAGTAGTCTTCCAACCGTACTCTTGACCAATTCGATTGTTCACACTGTTTAATTGGCGTTTCCTAAACAAGTTCGGGTACCCCAGGTGACGCAACTCAGTAATAGTTGTAAGCCCATGGTTATTTGACTCAACACAACACAAAGCCTTATTAAACCAGCGCCCCAAACTATCAACCTCATCCGCTAACAAATCTGGAGCGATGTGACCGTGCCAAATAGCGACCTGTTCACCAGAACGAACATTCAGAACCTGAATAACGCTGTAATCACCGTGTCCTAAACCCTCAGCAGTATCAACACCCATCACATAAGCATTACGAGACTCTGGTTGTTCCCAAACTTCTAAACTCATCGTGAACGAAACTCCAAAACCCCAGGTCCCTTAAACAAATACCCAGTTTCCCCATGGATCACATTTCGTTCCATTTCATCAAGAATATCTAAATCAAACACAGGATTACCCGACTTAACGAACGCCTCTTCGGGCGTAGTCGGATACTCCTGTGCAAGCTGCCAAGGCAACATGGACTCCACTTTCTCCATGTACCATGACTCACCCCTATCCTCAGTAGCAGACCACGGATAAAACATAGGCTCAAACTTGTTTGACCCCGTAGTAGCCCCAACCCACAACTGATGATAAAAGTTACCTGAACCATTAGCAGTAGAAAGCCCAATAATACGGCCTCCCACGTCCGCAACGGGTTCTATAGAGGCCCATGCTTCTTCTGCGTTTGGCAGGAAAGCCCATTCGTCAACCACAATAAGTGTCGCTGATTCACCACGGGCAGGATCTGAAGCAGAAGGCATCGACGTAATCTGGCTTCCGTTGTCGAATCCCATTTTCTGTTGATGCTCAACCAAAGACTTAGGTCCACGTTCTACCATCCATTTCGGTAAGTGCTGAAATCCGTATTTACTTTTCCTTAACAACAAAATGGATTCACGTTCTGTACGACTTAAATCAATAATGTTCTGGTCGGGATGAAAAAACGCCAACCAAAACTGGTGGGCAGCAACCAAAGTGCTCCACCCAATTTGCCTCGCCTTTAAGGTAAGTGAATATCTATTCTTCTGCCAATGGTCGATAGCTTCCGCTTGAGCTTCACGTAAAGCAAAAAGAATACGACCATGAGCAGGGTGAGCAATGTTCCAGTAATTCTGTAAAAAATATTTCTCATCTCGAACACATTTTCTCCATTCAGCCTCACGCCGAAGTTCTGCTAATCTACTTGACATGCTCACCAACCACTATTGGTGGATTCCAGAGGCGCTAACCCCACAGCAGTGCGACGAGATTCAACACGCCGCTGCGATGGAGCAACAAATCGAAGGAATCCATTTCGGAGACTCCGTAGAACATCGGAAATCCCAAATTTCTTGGATCTACAACGAAAAACTAAACGATCTAATCGCAGCCTGGATTCGGCAAGCAAACAAAGAATCAGGCTGGTCGTTCGACTTACATAAACCAGAAGCTCTTCAATACACACGCTACGGCGTAGACGGCCACTACGACTGGCATATCGACGGTCACTCCGACAATCATGCTGCCCGTCGCCTTCTGCCCTCTCACCAAGTTCCAAATCCAATCCCTTTGAATTTGACCCCATTCCCAGAACTCCAGGGAACCGTGCGTAAACTTTCAGCAACAGTGAATCTTTCTCATTCATCGGACTACGAAGGCGGAGAACTTCAAATCCGCTGTTACGACCGACTTCATTGTTTCAACGACGCAGAACGGGGATCAATAGCAGTATTCCCAAGTTTCATGGAACACAGAATAACACCCGTCACCAGCGGAGAACGCCACAGCGCAGTCATGTGGTTCAACGGGTACCCATTTCGCTAACAACCCATATCTTTTCGCAACTGCTCCCACACAGACCACTGGCTTTCAGTCCACGTATGGTCAATCGTGTTGTACAACTGCGAACACTGAGGCCCATAACCAGGAACCAAATCAGTCCGCACCACAGGCGCAGGATCAGGCTTCTCACTACTAGGCCACAACATCATTAATCCAGAGATCCCAGCAACCAGCGCGACAACCGCCGCAGTAATGGCTTTAATGATCTTTTTAATCGCCTCAGACCAGACATCAGCTTTTTCTGCCACATCTTCAATCGACATAAACCCCCCACAAAGTTATTTCTTTCCCCTATTACGAGCACGATTCGTAGAACTATCCTCCAAGGTCGTGCCACCCCCCTTAGTGTGCGAAACATCCTTGCCAGCCAGATTCTGACCAGCCTTCGCCCTTGCGTTCCGCTCCTTGTCTAAATCCGCACGGTACCGTTTACGTTCAGGAGTCGCATGGTATTTCGTGTTGTATGCATCCTTCTTAGCTTTCGCCTCAGGATTCGCACGATAATACGCAGTGGACTTACTCACCATCACTGACAACTTTCACAAATATCCACCTCATCCAACGAACACTCAATAGGTTCATCATCCAAAAACGGATCAGTCAACAACTCGGGACGCTCCCCCATCTCTTCTAGCTGCATCCACATCCCATCATCATGTAAGTCTTGCAACTCCGTCATCGTTTCTTCGACTTTGAAGAACGCAACTTCTTCGCAGAAGACTTTGCAGCCTTACCTCTCCCCTTAGCCGAATATCCGTACTTCTTAGGCATCCTCGCTCCTTAAACCAGCAATCAAATCATCTAACTCAGCAGCTAACTCCGCATCAGACATACCAGACGCCTCACGCTCATCATCCACAACCACTCTCCGCTTCGGAGTGAATCTTTCTATGTACTGTAAGTACAAAGATGCAGCCTTAACATCACCCTGAGCAGCCTGCTTGTACAGAGCGTCAACTACTGACTGGGTACGCTCGGGGTGGACGTTCAGTTCAGCAGCCCTGCGGTCCCACTCACGAATGAACCGAGGATCAGCTTTCCACCTCCTAACCGTACGCTCATTCAAGTCACGTTCAGCACACCACTCCCTAGCAGAAGACGGAACACGCTCATCCGATAACAGCCACTCTAAAAATTCTGCCCATTGTTGGGGCATTACTTTTTCGCCTGTGTCGGGGTCTGTTGCCCATCCTCGGCCACCACCATTTTGCGGCATAAGAAAACCTCCTATATTTAAAGTTTAGTTGTCCCGCGAGGGAAAGTGGGACACTGTGGGTATAGTGTAGGGGGGGGGAGGGGGAAACGCCCCAAGCGTTTCCCCCTCCCCCCCACCCTTTCCCTACCTTGTATGCCCCTAACGCATTTCCAGTAACAGGCATACATGGAAAGAACAAAAAAAGAA